ATCTTCTACCTCCTCGAATTCGATTTCATAGACTTCGCCGGGAAACTCCTGACTAGTGGGCCGTTCAGGCTCCTGCAGGAGAACCGTTTGGGATTTGCTTCCGCTCGGGAATAACTCCTCCAGTGCGGCCATTGATCCATGTTGCTCAACCAGGTGAGTCAACATTTGCTTTTTATTGAACGTGTCATACAGGCAGTCATTGCATTTGTATTGCGTCTGCCCGCTCCATAGCCCGGTTGTAAATTCTCTTTCCACTTCCCCGGCCAATGGAGAAGTAGTTACTATGGGGTTCTTTTTTTTTGCCACACCTGCCTCCTTACTGGTGATGGATGATCACATCCAGACGGACCATTTCGCGTTCTGTTTCTGGGTCATCGTCATCCTGGTCATCCTCGATAAAAGCCGCCGTAACCGTCTCGTTGCCCATTGCGCCCTGATAGCCGCTCAAAAGGGTCTTGACCTCGTCCGCCAGCGCCCGGGCGGCAATATACGTTTCCGCCCAACAGTTGATTTGATAACGCGGCGTTTCCAGGCCGCTTTGGCCGTTACTGACATAGTTGATCCCGCCGCTGACCTTGAAGTAGACCAGCGCCGGAAGTTGCGCGCCTTGCTTGAGCTTGCGCGGATAAACTCGGTCGCCAGCGCTGGTTTGCGCATTTGATAAAAAGGTGAACAGGCCAATTTCGAACATTATTCAGCCGCCTTCATAATTTTCTGCCGCGCTACCCGGGCTACCTCGGTCTGAATTGCTTCCTGGTTCTCATCCCAGGCCGGGCGCATGTAGGGCCTGGCCGGGATCTCCACGCTCTGGCGCAGCAGGTATTGTGGGGTTCCACTGGCATTCACCAGTAGCAAATTTCCTGCGCCAGTTTTCCGCAGTTTCAATTCATGCGTCTGCGGAGAACCAGTTAGCGTGCCAATTGGGATTGCCAGGTATTTGCCCTTCTTCGGGCGGATCGTTCCGCCGTATTCATGGATTGCCGCATGTTGAAGATTGGTTCCAACCTCCACAGTTACGCTGGTGGCTGTGGTTTCGGTGATTTCCTGGTGTAGTGAACGGCTCAGAGTTCTCGTTCGGATCAGCCCGTTGTCTTTGACCTTGCCTCGCACAGCGTTTAGCATCACCATTCCGCCCGCTGTTACGCCATTCGCCAGCGCCTCACCCTTCAGCGCCTCGTCGAGAATGGAAAACTTTCGCGTTAGATCCTCGCTGCCGATCAATTCCCCTTGGAATGCCATACCTACCTCACAATCCGGGTCAGCAAGCGGGTCATCGCGCCTTCGGCGCTGGTGCCTGCCAGGGCAATTTCATAGATTTGCCCATCCACCACAGCCTGCATTTTTTCGTCAATTCCAGGGAATGCCCCAGCCAGCAAAATGGTGTGCGTTGCGTTGTAATTTGTCATTTCGCTGGTTCGTCGCTCTCCACCGTTGCCGATCGCTACCCGGCACGGAATCGACACGCAGGCTGGCTTATCTTCCCAGGCTGGCACATCCTCGCCGGTCGGGTTTCTGGCCTCGATCGGCTGGCGAATCGTGCAAAGCTGCGGGAAAAAATCCCGTCGCAAGTTCTGCATCAAGCGTGGATGGATCAGCCTGCTGGTCATCTGTTCCTCAGGGACTGGTTCTGAATTCGCTTTCGCCTTGTGAAAGCATCGTCAGCAAATTCAGCGATGTCGAACAACGCACCATCACCGGCGTCGGCTTCTTTCGCTTGCTCCCGCAGGGTTTTTGCATGTTCGCGCAAAGCCCGTGCGGTGGCCGCGCCGTCTGTTTCCAGATCCAGAGTGGCGATCACCTTCATTACCATCGCCTGGTTGCTGGCCATCGTGTCCAACGCATCTGCCGCCGCCCGGCGCACATCCCCGGCCAGACCCAAAAAAACCTGCAGCTCCTCATCCTGAAAGAATGGATATTGGCTGTCACTGTCGGAGATGATCACCCGGATTTTTCCAATTTCGGTGGTTGGGTTGGTAGTGAAGGTCATCGTGTTGGCTCTCCCCCTGTCCCCATCTCGTTTGAAATGGGGACAGGGCTGGTTATTCGATTTGGGTTAGCCTTGTCCGCTGCCGTTGCTGGCCACGGTCATCTTCGGGTCCATCCTAGTTCCGCCAAAGACATGGCGCACCTTGGTCTCATTGCTGTCGGTGTCGAAATCTATCTCTTCGCTTCCACCACCGCCAACACGGATGGCATTCGGGGCCTTCAGAAAGATTTCAGGCTCTTCATGCCCGCGCAGACGGCCCAGCTCGAGTGCCGGACGTCCGTTTTGCGGATTGGCAAACATGAACCAACTGGTCTTGCCATTCGCGGAGCTGGCCACAATCGGGATGTAAGGATCGATATTTAAACGCACCTTGTTCTTCAGGAAGTTCGCGGTCACCAGTTTCTGATTGGAAGTTCCGCCTTTTTCCTTCAGTTCGATTTGCAGCGCGTTCAAGATCGCCAGCGCAGTGATTTCCAGCCCGGCCGGGACTACCAGTTCAACCATTTCGATCACGATCGGTTCGCCCTTTTCATCCACCTGGGACGTTAAGGTTTCCAGGCCAAGCGCGAGTGAAGCCACTGACAGGGGCGGGTTGTTCTCGATGATGTTTTTATACCCACCGGTATAGAACGAAGCGTGCGGCCCGTTGGCATCCACATGCAGGCTGGTGACAAACTTCTGCTCGCTCCGGCGTGCTGCGCGTCCGAGACGCTGGGGACCATCCGTCAGAGCTTCCATGTCATCGTTGACTGTCGCTTCCCAAGAGAAGCCCAACTTGCGGCCGTATTTTGAGACGGCGTAAGTGAACGGGTCATTCTCGGAAAGGCTCTCGGACTTGTATTCTTTCCGCTCGGCCACGACCTCGAGAACCTGGTCAGCGCCATAAACGCTGTAGCGCTTCACCGCGCGGAAATCCCGCACCCGGTGGATGTTGACATAGTTCTCGTAGGTTGCCGGAGCTTCCCGATAGGAAGCCAGAACCTGGCGATCCAGAATGTCCCCGAACAGATAGGGGAAGTCGCTGGTGGTCATCGCTTCGGACAATTGGCGCATGGGCCGTCTGCCTTCCACGATGCTGGCGACGAATTGGGCGGCGTTGGCCAGGCGCTTCCGGTAATCTGCGCTTTCACGAACTTTCAAGTGACGCACACCGGTGCCGTCTTTCCCAAACAGCCGTTGCGGAGTGGCTTCCTCCGCACGGATGGTTTCGATCAAATCAAGTAGTTCCATGGTTATTCCTCCAGATAAAGTTACGCAACACGAATGCCGAGCACGTAGATGGTAGCCGCGGCGTTGGTGTTTTTCGCTGCGGTGATCCGCAGCGTTCCGCCAGCGGCAATTTCAGCGCGTGCCGGGTCGATGGTGGCGATCCGCCTAACAGCATTCACCGTGGCGGTCTTCTGTACTGCATCCGAGATGGCATTGGCGCCGTTTTTGACCTGCCAGGTGTCCAGAGTGGCATTGGCCGCGATACCCGTGTTCAGACCCCAGGCATCGATGATGCGCGTTTTGTGGGTCAAGACCACATCGGTATCTCCGCTCGCGTCGGCCACATCGATTCGGTGGATTACCAGGAGACCGCCGATCACATTGGCGTCCGCTACCACGGCTGCCACCAGGCCGGTCAGGCTGGCTGCGGCCAGTTTGGCCTCAGTCCAGATCCCGTCCACGAACTTGGCCCGGCTGGCCGCATCTGCGGCAAAGAGACCGTCCGCAAACTTGGCAACAATGGCATTCGTCCAGAAGGCGGTTGCAAAGTGCGCAATTGAAGCCGCAACCCCTGCGCCAAAGAAGCCCGCCTGCATCTTCGCGCGACCGGTCGCATCGGCGCTCAGCGCATTGTTTGCCAGTTTCCCAGCAGTAATCACGCCATCCGCCAGCGTCCCAGCGCCAGGGCTGGGAACGTGGAGCACGTTGATCGTCGCCGTCTCGCCGTTCCCAACGGTTTCCATGGCAAAGCCAAAGAAATACCCGTTGGTTGCGTCATTGTTCACGGCGCTGATCGCGTCATCGTAGTAAAGGGCATCCCAAACGCTGATTGCGCCTGCTTCGCCTTTCACCGGGATGTCCCACGCGCCCGGGCCAAAATCCACGGTCGTCTCGGTGGCCAGGTTGCCACCTTCGCCCTTTTTGGTCAGGGCCACACCGGTCAACGACCCGCAGCGCACCGGATCACCCGAATTCGGAGTGGTTGGGTCGGTCACCACCACCGAGAGCTGGTATCCAGGTTTGTAAACTTGGTTTTTCGCCATTTTTCACCTAGCCTTTATTTGCGGCCCGCGGCAGCGCTTTTCGCAGCGCTCTCGCTCAGGCCAAATGTCTGGAAAGCGCCTACGAGAAGCGCCTCGGCTTCTTCGGCACTGACGGCTTCTTCGTCTTCGCTTTCGTCTTCGTTACCGCCCATGCCGGTAATCCGGCCCAGACCTGCGGCTTCGGTCAGGTATTCCACCTCGGCCTTGACGGCTTCGGCAATCTGCGCCTCGAAAGCGGTGACATCCAGCGCGCCATCCTTCACCGGCGCGCTTTTCACCAGGCTTTCCACCAGGCGGGTTTTGGTCACCTTTGGCAGATCGATCTTGCTCAGCGCCGCACCCACCTTGTCCTTCGCCTCGCGCAAAACCAGCGCTTCCAGCGCCCGCGCACCAACGGCCATTGCCTCGTCCAGTTGTTTCTGGAGCGTGGTGTTGGCTTCCTGCAATTCTTCTTCACCCATAACATCCTCCTTCAAGGATTTTGAAATGCTCACGTCTCCAGACGTGGCTGATACGGCGACAGGCTTCCGCGCCGATTCGAACAAAGTTAGAATTTCCCCGCCTGCGCCAGCGGCTGTCACAAAATCGATAGAACGCCCAGCCTTGAGCGCATCGATGATCGGGCCTTGCTTGCCCTCGGCTTCACCGGTCTTGGCGGTTCCCAAGGCGCGGATGCTGACCCCGATATGCGCAGCCAGATCGTCCACTTTGCCACGGTAGTGCTCCATCACCAGCGCATCCGCATACAGCCCGGCCCCTTTTGGGCCATTTACCTGCCAGCGCGCATCGCTGGCTAGGACTGCCGCCAGGTCATCCAGTTCGCGCTCCGGGCGTTCGGCTTCTTCGCGCGCCGTGGGATGATCCCAATACATATGCAGGCCCTTCTGGAATATCTGTGGGCCATCCCGTTCCAGCACCTCGGGCGGGTAATAACCGCTCGATCCCCAGCCGGGCTGGATGATCTTGATCGGGATCGTTCCATCTCGCCGCACGGCTTTCTCAAGCAGGTCAACCGTGTCGCCGATCAACTCATCCCCATCCCCATCGCCCTGGGCAGCGCTTTCGTTCTGGCTGATCAGATATTCGGAGACATAATCCCACGGCCCACGCGTAAAGACGGCAGGCGCGCTCTGGCTCAAGATCGCCCGGAACGTGGAGACCGCCATCTCGACCGCCTCCAGCGCCGCCCGGTACTCGTCAAACGAGATCCGGTCACCCGCCAGCATGTCATCGACACGCATGACCATCTCAGCGTGCATCCGCGCGTAGGTCCAATCCCCTAGGTTGGCAGATTCGTCTAATTCGTTTTCTGATTTGGGGGAAGTGCCCGCAGGGCGAAGGGGGTCAGACGCCTGGCTCTCCGTGCTGGTGGCTATGGCTGCTTGCTCCAGGTCAGCCCATTTCTGTTTCAGCGCGGTCCGTAGGTTTTCAGCGGATGTGCGCAGGTCTTCCGGCAGGGTCTTGTCTGCCAATAGAACTTTGAGCGCCTTGGCGGCCGCCTGCGCCCGGGCCTTGATAGTCGCCGCTTCCAATAACAATTTAGCCATCTGGCCTCCTCATCCTTTTTTTACTCGGGTTAGCAGGTCGCACCTGCAGCCCGGAAACCGCAGCGGACGCTGGTGGCCGCTTGGAAAATCTTCTTCCACTTCAATCCAGCTAGCCGCTTCATTCGCCTGACATTCCTCGCTCACCTTGTCATCTCCAACCGTGCTCCAGGCCTTCTCTACCTCCAGCCCGCCCGCTTTCAAATCCTTGGCCACGATCAGGTTGCCTTCGGTATAGGCATTCCCAACTTCTGTAACCGCCACCAGGTGTGCCCGACTGTCGATGTGCGCCTGTGGCATCCCAATTGCGAACGCTTCGAAACGTTCGGTAATGGCTTCAGCGGTGCGCTTGTATGACCAGCCTTCATTCGTTGCCTGGGTCACCAGGGTTTGCAGGATTCCGCGGGTCGTTTCGTTAATTCCCTTCACCATCCGCGCGCCATAATTCTCCAGGTAGGCCTTGGCGCGCGGGTTTTTTAGGTCCCACTTGATTCCCAGCGCCAGGTCTGTGATCTGAGCCACTGCGCCGATTTCCAACGCCTTGGCGACCGCTTTTTCGGTTGGAACCGAAAACAAAATGGCAGTTACCTGTTCGACTTCGTACCAGATCTTTTTCCAGTCTTCCTGGCTGATGGCCTCGTTAAATGGCTGTTCGAGCGCCTGTTCCCAGGCTTTCCAGGGTTCGTCAGAGTCAAATGGGATCGCAGCCTCGGAAAATTTAGCTCTCAGTGTGCGCAGCTTTTTGGAGAACAGGCTTCCCTGTGTCCTGAAGCCCTTGCGCATCGCCAGTTCCAACGGCCTGGTCAGGCGCTCCGCCTTGGCCTTGTTGGCCCCGCGTTTAACTGCTTCGGCTAGTTCAAAAATGGCACGGTCGAGTTCGTCCATCAGGTATTCTCCGAGAAATGCTGTTTCCGCAGTGCTTCTGCCACCTTGGTCAACAGGATCATCACCCGCGCCTCGCTTGGCGATTGGTCGCGGCTGACGCTGGCCGTCTCATCCGGGAACATGGCCGTCATGATTTCATCCACATCGTCCACGCCCAGGGCATTCAGCAGCAAGCGCGTGCCCTGTGGCTCGTCCAACAGGCGAATATCCTGCCCGTTTAGCGTTAAGGCCGTCACAACCGATTGCACCGCGGTCTGAATGTCATGCTCCAGGATCGGCGGGAAGTCGATATCCAGCATCGAGTCGATGTCTTTATTCCAGGCAATCCTTAACTCAACTTCTGCTCCGTCTGCGGTTTCGACAATCGTTCCGCTGCCCTTCAATGCTCCGCTGGTGGCTTTGACGGCCTGTATCAGCACATAGCCGATGATGTTACGCAGGATGTCAATCCACATCGTTTGCCGCTCGAGCATCATCAGTTCGGTTGGGCGGTCCATCGTTTTGGCCGTGGCCAGCGTGCCCACGCTCACGTCGCCGTAATAGGTTTCGGGGAGACCAGCTGAAGCGGCTGCCATCAGCAGCAACCTGCGTCCATCCTCAGCCGAGACATTCGCTCCCCGGATATTCATCGGGTTCAGATCCACGCCCTCGCCGCCGATAAACGTGCTACCGGTTGTGGGAGCCGGGTTGGTTTCTGCGCCGGTGCCTGCGTTTCCCAGCGTGGTGTTTAACTTCAGCTTGGCCGCGGCGACGCCCTTCTTCCCGCCTGGGGTGGTCATCTTCCAGGCGATCTTGCTCAGGGATTTGGTTAAGCTCGCCCAGTCTTCCAGGAAGCCCTTGTAAGCCCTGGCCCAATCGATGCCCGCATAGACCTCGCCCAGCCCAAACTTCCAGTCCGAAAACCCGCCAATTCGGGCATGGTACACCGGCTCATTCCAGCGCACGTCAATGCTGCCAAGTTTGGAGATCTTGTTGGTCGGGTTGTATTTCCAGTCCGGGTAATAGGCCTGGCGCTGGGTGGTATTCTTGCGACCGGTGGCCGGGTTGATCGTGGTCTCTTTCCAGCGCCGCAGGTAAAACCAGGGGCTTTTCGCATCCCCAGGGTCGCTGACCACTTCGCGAACTTCGTTCATCGGGAGCGTGCGCACCCGCACCCGTCCGGTGTCCGGCTTGGTGAAAAAGACAAAGAACAGGTTGCCATCCACTTCCAGATCAACTTCTTTAAGCATCCGCGCCTGATGGCTGGTCAACTCAGACCGGTTTTTCTCGTCATCCCAAAAAGCCTGGAGAACCTTGTTGATCTCTGGGTTCTTGGCGCGGACGTTGATCCCCTGTGCAAAGACGTACAACGCCTTGACCTGTACCTGGCGCTTGATCAGCGGGTTTTTGATGTACATCATCCGGGAGAGTTCGACGATCTTATCCAGGCCACCCCGGCTGAATTCGTTCTCACCGTTGGCCGTCAGGCGCATGTAGTTCAAATCCTCGAGCGCCAGTTCAAGCTCAGCCATGCCTTCCTGCATCAGTTCCAGGCTGGAATCCAATTGGCCGACTTGCTCTTTTAAACTGGCATTCTCCTGGCGCACTTGCTCCAGGTTCACGCCAGTCACTCGCTCGATGATTGCTGTTTGTAAATCGCTCATGATTTATATGGGTGAGATCTCCACCCGCTCCTGGTAAATGACAATGCCTTCTTCAGCTTCCGGCTCGCTCATTTCGGCTGCAATCTCTTGCAGCTTGTTCATCGCACTGGATCCCGCATCCACCTGGTCGTCATTCCTCCCGTTTGGGAAGGCGGTCGCTTCCTCGAGAAACGCCTGGTTCCACGCCCCGCGCACCAGCCGCACCCGTCCAGATTGGGCCTTCGCGGCCAGCGCCCCCGCTCGCACGGTTTTGTCTCCGCTCAAAGGTTCATAACGGGCGTGTAAACCATAGTCGGCTAAGGATGAACTGGTCGATTGCGCGCTATCGACGCCTGCCGAACCCGGATCTTGCTGGTGCCAGATCACAAACGCACCATGCGCGGCATAGTCTTCCAGGCCAATCCGTTCCATCATCTGGTCCCGCTCCCCGGGAGCCGCCTGGATGCGCGCCACATGCTCGATGTAGAAAAACCCATCCTCGCCCAGGCTCATCAAGACCCCGGCCGTGAAGTCGCCGTTTTTGCTGGAAGCCTTATCCCAGTAACGCACCCGCGCCACCAGCGCGGTGCCGTTCTGGTAAACCCGCCTGCGCACCTGGTCTCCTGGCCCCGAATCGACCACGTTAAACCAGTCGCGCCTGAAAAAGCCACCCTCGCGGGAGTAGGGCATCTGCTGGAACAGGGCCTCGAAGTCATACGCGCCTACGTTGGTTTTTCTGGACGCTAACCATTCCGCGCTGAATCTCTCAGGCCACAAAGCTTGGCCGGACTTGCGCCCCAGGGCATCTGACATCGGCAGGTACAGCCCATCCAGCATCAAAGCCCGCTGTTCTTCGGTGGTAGCCGGGTAATC